CAGCCCGCGCCGCCAACAACGCCCACGCCGACGCCGACGTCGTTGCCGTCCTCGACGCGAGGACCCTCGACGCCATGAAGGCCGAGGTAGCAGCCCTTGACGCCTACCACGACTTGGCGAGAGCCGCCGCCGCCGCCGACGCCGCAGCCGACGCCGCCATAGAAGCCGCCTACAAAGCCGCCGAAGCCGCCGAAGCCGCCATCGCTTCCTACAACGACGCACCCGACAAGCAGGAGCAGACCAATGACCAGTGACACGCGCGACACGGAGGACATCGCCGCCCTGACCGATGCCACCGCCGAGCTGGTGGACGCCCTGGCCGGCGCGGCTGGCATGTTCGCCAAGTACCCCACAAACAAGGAAGCGGCCGAGCAATGCGAGGACATCCGGAAGCTGCAGGAGAAGCTGGCGGTGTCGCCCGTGCCTGGTGCCGGCGGCCGCCCGGTGGGGTGGCGGCTGCAATCGCACGTGGACGACATGGCCCGCAGGGGCATGGTGGGTTGGGGCCACCGGCCGGTGGCCAAGCGACTGCGGGCGGCGGCCAGGGCCTGGGCTATCGCGGTGGCGGCCTTGTCCGGGGAGAGCGATCAAGGCGCCCAGCCGGCGGAGCCCGACCGATCGGCCGGCCGCCGGCTGGATCCGGAGGGGCAGCGAGTGGATGCCCTGTCCTGCCGGTTGGATCTGATCGTGCAGGCCATCGGCCGAGCTGACCACGTGCAGGTCATGCTGGGAGACGTGGTGCTGCTGCGGTCCTGGGCGGTGTCCGCGATCGACGGCGGGAAGCCTAGCCACGCGGTGGTATGGCGGGAGCGGGCCGAGGAGCTGCTGACCGAGCGGTGCGAGGCTGCCCGCCAGCTGAGGGCCGCAGACCGGGCCGCAAACCACCAGCTGGCGCATAGCAGACGCACCCCGGACATTGGCGCCCGTGCCCCCTACTGAACCCCAAATCAATCCGCGAACAAGCCGCATCTGACCCAAACCCCTGGAGACATCACCATGAGCAACCCCACCCCTATCACCGTCGAGCTGGGCAAGGGCAAGGGTCGCGAGGCCCTGCTGGACGGAATCGCCGCCGGGCTGAACGGGCACCGAGTCCGTGCCGGCACCTATCGCGTCACCGTGGAGCGGGCCGGCAAGCCGCGCACCCCGAACGGCACGCACGGCATGGCGGAGGCCACGCTATCGCTGGCCAACCTGTCCCCAAGCGGTGGCCTGCCGGCCGCCGTTGGCATCTGTCTGACTGCCGCCCTGACCGCCCAGGAGGCCCGCGAAGCCGCGGCGTGGCTGACCAGGTGGGCGGACGCTGATGACGCTGCCCGGCGAGGCTGACGCCCCGCCGGCGTGGTGCTGGCGGGGTGCTGGCATGCCGCTATCATGCCAACCGGAGGCCCAACAACGCTATGCCAGCCCTGACCCCCGCCTATCAAGAGTCCGCGTACGTTTCCCAGGTTGCGTCCGCGATCACACAACGCATTCGTGAGCTGGATCTGGACCACCGCGGGGTGGCCCAGCGGTGCGGTGTGGACCGCCAGGTGGCCCAGCGAGCGCTGCGAGGACACCACGTGTCAGGGCGGAATCAGGACGCCCTGCTGACGGGCCTGGGCCTGGTGGTCCGGGCCGCATCGGAGACATCGGTATGAGCGACGATCAAGGAACCCCGCCGACCGTGCGCGAGGCCCTGCAGCTGGTGGCCAAGCTGGCGAATCTGGACAAGCTGGCCGAGCCCGACACCCTGGACGAGTACGCCGAGAAGCTGGCCGGGAATTCACCCAGGGCGGTGCTGTTCGTGTTCAGGACCCTGGCACGCCGGCACCGGGAGGCTGGCCGGCGGATTCGGTTGCCCAGCCTGGCAATCCTGGCCGACATGGTGGCCGTGGCGGAGGCCGCGGTGGACGCCAGGGACGAGCTGGGGAAGACGTTCACCGAGGCGCTTGGCGACCTGCAGGAGAAATCCGAGGAGGACAGCGGGTATCGGCGCAGCGGGGTGATGCCGTCATTCGTGCGCCGCATGAACGCATGGTGGCCCCAGCTGCTGGAGGAGCGGGCCACGGGCAAGCCGTTCAGCGAGTCCGCCGCCTACGCCGAGGCCATCGGGCGGCTGCCTGACGACCAGCGGAAACAGCTGCGCAGCATCTGCCGCGAGTACGACCGGCAGTATCTGACGACAATCGAGGCGAACCTGCGGCCGGAAGATGACGCCGGCAAGATGATGGTGGCCGGTGCGTGGGCTGACCACAACGCCGCGGCGGAGTCCGGCAGCTGGTCCGCCGCCGAGGTAATCATGGCCAGCGTGCTGCACGACCACGGGCACCTGGGCATCCGCCTGCCGATGGCAGACATGAACCACGCCACGAAGCCGGCCACCGGGTGGCCCTGGGAAACCGGATGAGTGATTATCAGCGTCGAGACTTCGCCGTGTCCCTGCGGAACGCTGAACGCGCCATGGACGTGTCCGTGGCCACACTGATGGCCTGGGCTGAGGCCGGGGTGATGCAGCTGGGCAAGGATGGCACCGTCATGGTGTCCGAGCTGGAACGTGTGACCGCGGACAGGGACGGGGGGGACGCCAGCCTGGTGCGTGCCATGCTGCAGCTGGCCAGGTTCACGACGACGTACAGCACGGGCGACATTGCGGAGCTGCTGGGGTTCGGGCGGGACACCGTGGTGAACCTGTGCGACTGCGGGCACATCCAGGCGTATCGGACGCCGCACGGATACCGCCGTGTGTCGCGCGAGTCCCTGGCCCGCTACCTGGCCGACAACCCCGGCCCGCTGGCCGAGGCAATGGGCCTGGCCACGCCAGTGAAGCCTGGCACCAGTCCGACGCCACGGAAGCGCAGCCCGCGGAAGTCCGCCGCGGCGAAGGGAGGCGAGTGATGCAGCGATACGACCTTGAGGCCGTGAATCACTACGGGTTCTGCACCGACTATGAGATGAATGAGGACGAAACCGGCGAATGGGTCAAGCACGACGATGCAGCCGCCCGCATCGCGGAGCTGGAGCAGACGCTGGCCGATGCCCTGCGGCAATGGCAGCACGGCATTGGGTCGCTCAACAACGGGTGGAGGATCCGCATGGGCGGGATCCTCGGCGATGCGGCAGGTCTAGCCGAAGCAGCCGCCCGCGCCGCAGCCGCTGGCGTGGCGAAGGGAGACAGCGATGGATGACGGATTCGGCACGGACGTGTGGGTGGTGCTGGTGGGTGCTGGTCTGCTGGGCATCGGCATGCTGTGGTTCGCCAGCTGGCGACACCGCGTAATCGCCCGGCGAGCCGATCGTGCCCGGGATCGCCGGATGATGCGCGAGCTGAAGCGGGAGGCCAGGGGCGAGCGGGAGCGTGCCGCCAGGCGAACCGAGTACGGGCATGCGGCATGACCGACGCCGAGCGACTGGCCGCCCTGGACGCCGCCATCCCGAAGCTGATCCGGGCGCCCGACCAATGAACGGCACGAACCGACGCGCCAAGGGGATGGCCGGCCAGCGAGAAGCCGCTGCCGCATGGACCGCCGCCACCGGGCTGCCGGCCAGGAACGGCGGGCAGTCTGGGATGGTCGGCGGGATGGACATGGACCAGCCCGCGGCCGTTCGCATCGAGGTAAAGCGGCAGGAGACGCTGGCGATACCAGCCTGGTGCCGCCAAGCCGCGAAGGACGCGGGGCACCTGCCGTGGGTGGTGCTTCACCGGAGGAGCCGCGAGCCGTGGCGCGTTACGCTCAACCTGGACCAGCTGCAGGCGGTGACCGATGCCATCCGCGAGGCCCAGGCCCTGCAGCTATTCGCGACCGGGGATGACCAGGAGCTGCCCACGTGACCGACCCAGCCACCACCATCCAGCTGTTCCCCACACTGATCCAGCAGGCGCCGGCCCTGGCCGCCACCCTGGTGATCGTGTGGGCATTCCTCAAACACCTGGCGTCCGAATCAGCCGGCTACTTGGAGTCCCAGCACATCCGTGACCAGCTGTTCACCGCCGCGCTGACCGACATCCGCACGGACATCCGCATGGTGGCCGGCGAGACGCGGGCCGCTGACCTGGCCGTGTCCACCACCGCCGGCGAGCTGGCCGCCAGGGTGGCCGACCTGAATGCCCTGGCCGTTCGCATCCAAGCGAGCGCCGAGACCCTGGAGGCACGACCGTGAGTCCATCCCGCCTTTCTGCCGTTGCCCTGCTGCTGCTGGCCGCCGCCCTGGCCGGCTGTGCATCGACCCCGACCGCCAGGTGGGCGCAGGCCCGCGAGTCCCTGACGGTGGCCCAGGACGCTGCCCTGGAGCTGCACGCCCAGGGTGTGCTGCCGGACCGTGCCCTGGTGATCGCGGACCCCGCCGCCCAGGCTGCACGCGCCGCCCTGCAGGCCGCTGACGAACAGCTGCCGGATGGTCCCAACCTGGTGACCTACCTGGACGCGGCCGAGCGTGCCCTGGCCGCCATGCAGTCCGCCCTGGAGGCTCGCCAGTGAAAATGCCCACCGCCCGGCCGTCATTCGCGGACGAGCGCGACGGCATGCACGCCGCGACCCGCCGCGCCATCCGTGACCAGCTGGCCGCCCAGCTGTACGTGCTGTCCCTGCAAGCAGAAGACGCTGCCGACGCTGACGACGGCGACCACGCCCGCGAGGCCGTGCGATCGGCCACCGTCCTGGCCAACGCCCTGTACCCCCGACCTGGAGCCTGACACATGACCCCCGCTGACATCATCGGGATGCTGACCGCAGCCCGGCACCTGGCCGCCCTGGCCCAGCGATTGACTGCGATCGGTGCCGCCGCCGGCACGCTGACCCCTGGCGAGCTGGAAGTGATCCGGCAGGCCGCGGTGGAATCGGACGCCGCCTGGGATGACCAGGTGGCCGAGGCCCGCCACCGGCTGAACGGCGGGGACTGACGGGTGGCCAAGCGCCGCCAGCGGCGGCGCAAGCCGCCCCCGATGACGGACCCCCGTGGGGGTCAGGGGGGCGCTGCGCGCCACGTTGACCCGTTGCCCGCGCTGGACCTGACCGAGAAACAGGACCGGCAGCTGCTGCGGCGTGCAGTATCCCAGGGCTGGGGGCTGACCCCGATCAAGCTGGGGCGAGCTGCCCAGCTGCTGGAGGACGCGGAGAAGCTGGCCCGCGTGCGGGCGGACGAGCGGGCCATGCGGGGGTGCGTGGACCTGTGGCTGAGGATCGCCGCCCAGGTCCAGTCCGACGAGCATCTAGACGCCAAGCTGGCCGCCGGCACGGTGGGCGATGGCCAGGACATCACGATTCGGGTGGTGCGGGAGTGACTGTGTTGCACGTCAAGATGGCCGACCCGGTGCTGCGAGCATTGATCAGGTGCGCCTGCTGCCCTGACTGCGGCCGGCGGACGTTCATGGCTGGAACCTGGGAAGCGTGGTACGGGTGGACCACCACGTGCCTGCGGTGCGGCCGGACCTGGAATGACGGCGAGTGGTGCAGCCTGCCGTTCAGCCGGACCGCCAGGGCCAAGTCCATTGACGCGGCCAGGCGAGCGTGGCGACGGGCAGGGAAGGGATGACGATGGACGACCAGGCCGGACGTGGCGAACAGTTCGCTGTGGGTTACTTCGGGCTCGCCGGTGGATACGGAGGCGTGGTGCATGCTGTCCACCGGGCCAGCCGCCGGCCGGTGTGCAATGTCCACCTGTCGCCGGATGCAGCGTTCCAGTGGTGCGCCGATGGCATCCAGCACCGGATGCTGGAGTGCGTGCGGTGCCGCGAGTGGAACCGCCGGCGGATGTCGGCCGAGCGCAGCGAGCGGTCCGGCCCCCGCCGCCTGCAGGTGGTGCGACGATGACCGGGGGCGAGTGCCAGCGATGCACGTACAGCAGCGGCGTGCTGGTGTCCAGGCGCATGGCGTGCCTGGTGAAACACCAGGCCGACGGGCTGTGGTGTGTCCTGGCCTGGTCCATCCTGCGGTGACCACCCTGGAGCTGCGGCTGCCCAGGCTGCACGCCGCCCAGGAGCTGGTGCTGTCCGAGGCCGATCGCCGGAACGTGGTGCAATGCGGCCGGCGGTGGGGAAAGACCACGCTGGGGGTGGACGTGGTGCTGGACACCGCGCTGCGGGGCATGCCAGCCGCGTGGTTCGCCCCCGCCTACCGGATGCAGGCCGAAGTGTGGCGGGAGCTGCTGCGGCTGACTGCAACGCTTCGCCAGGCCAAGCTGGTCAACGTGCTGAAATCAGAGCGCCGGCTGGAGTTCGCCACCGGCGGGGTGATCGAGCTGTGGAGCCTGGACGACCCAGACGCCGGCCGCGGCCGGGCCTATGCCACGATCGTGGTGGATGAGGCCGCCTATGTCCGCGAGCTGCTGAACGCATGGAACGCCGCTCTACGGGCCATGCTGACGGACTACGCCGGCATCGCGTGGTTCCTGTCATCGCCGCACGGAATGGGCGACTTCAACACCATGTACCTGCGGGGGCAGCAGGGTGACGAAGGGTGGCGCAGCTGGCGGATGCCCACCACCGCAAACCCGTATATCCCGCTGGCCGAGGTAGAGCTGGCGGAGCGTGAACTGCCGGCCGACGTGTTCGCGCAGGAGTACCTGGGGATCCCCGCGGCCGATGCCGCCAACCCGTTCGGCGGTGACGCCATCCGTGACTGCTGCACCCTGGACGAACCGACCGGCGGAGTACCGGCCGCGTGGGGTGTGGACCTGGCGAAGCATCAGGACTGGACCGTGGCCACCGCGCTGGACCTGGGCGGCAACTGCACGCATTGGCAGCGATGGCGCAGCGACTGGCGGAACACGTCGGCCAGGCTCGACACCATGCTGCGCGGCGTGCCGTCCCTGGTGGACAGCACCGGAGTGGGTGACCCGATCGTGGAAGGGCTGGCGGCCACGAACCCGATGGTGGAGGGGTTCAAGTTCACCATGACCAGCCGGCAGCAGCTGCTGGAAGGACTGGCCCAGACGCTGCAACGCCGCAGCATTCGGGTGCCGCGTGGCGTGATCCGGGACGAGCTGCTGGCGTTCAGGTTCGACCACACCAAGGGACGGGTACGGTATTCAGCGCCGCCATCGGTCCATGATGACGCGGTGATGAGCCTGGCATTGGCCGTGCGGTGCGCCGGCCAGGCTGCCCCCCGCCCCCTGACGCTGGACGTGGGGGACGATGACTGGAGCTGATCCGCATGGCCGAACCGAGCAAGCTGCACCGCGCTGTCCTGGGGCCGAATCAGGTCCGGGCCGGCGAATTCGCCAAGCGTGAACAGCCGGGTGCAGGGGACGCGCCGGCCGATCTGTTCCAGCTGTGGGTCCACCGGCTGGCGATGATCAACGCGACCGTGGCCGCCGGCCTGGGCTGGAAGCTGGTGGCGCTCCCGAAGGACCGCGAGGCCCGGGACGTGCTGGAGCGTGCCAAGGCGGTCAGGGGCTTGGACAAGAACACTCGCCGCGAGCTGCGGGACGGTGGCATGGATGACCTGCGGATGCCGGCGAGCGTCCGCAAGGCCACCCGCTACCGCCTGGATGATGCCGTGGAGCTGGAGAGCCACCCCGCCATCGACTTACTGCAGGGTGCAAACCCCTGGCAAGACGGGTACGGCCTGCTGGAAGCGACGTATGCCGATCTGCAGCTATTTAGTGAAGCGTACTGGTTCAACGCCAGAGGCAAGCGGACCGGCATTCCCACCGAGCTGTGGCGGATGATGCCGGACCACATGACGCCGATCCCTGACCCCAGTACGTTCGTGGCCGGGTTTGAATACCGCACCGGCGGCGGCAAGGTGGAACGGTTCGACTCCACGGACGTGGTGTGGTTCCGACGCTACAGCCCGGACAACCCGTACCGTGGCACCGGCGAGCTGGACGCATGGCATACGTACGCCAAATCTGCCGGCCACATGGCCGAATTCAACAAATGGCTGTTTGAGCGGAACGGCACCCCTGACCACATGGTGGTGACGCCGCATCCAGTCAGCGAACCGGACAAGCGCGCATTCCGGGCTGGGTGGCGCAAGATGTTCGGCCAGCTGTTCAGCCGCCGGGAGACGGTGGCATTCCTGACTGGTGACGTGAAGCTAGAGCGGCTGGGCGATGCGCCGAAGGAATTGGAATTCAGCGAGTCCAACCGCCTGGTGCGTGACTTCCTGTGCGCCGGGTTCGGCGTGCCCAAGGCTTTGGTCACACCCGAGGACGCCAACCGAGCCGTCACGCGCGAGGCGAACGACCAGCACCTGCGGCTGACCGTGTGGCCGATGGCCTGCCGGCTGTTCGACACCCTGAACGAACAGCTGCTGCCGCGGTTCGGTGGCCGTCTGCTGCTGGTGCCGGACAACCCGATCAGGTCCGACGCCGCCACGCGCGTGGCCGAACGGGCCAGCAAGCTGGCCAGCGGGTACACCGTGAACGAAGTGCGGCGGGAGGACGGCAGTGAGCCGCTGCCCGACAAGGCAGCAGACATCCCCCTGGTGTCCGTAGGCATGACCACCCTGGACAGGGTGGTGGACCCGCCGGCGCCGCCCAGCCCGTTTGCCGGGTTCGGTGGCCCCGGTCCGCAGGACGACGACGACGACGACGACGACGGGCCACCCGAGTCCCCGCAGGAGGACGACGGCGACCAGGACGCGGCCGAGGCCCCCAGGGAGCAACGGGCAGCATCACCGCCCCGGAGCCGGCCATGCACGGAGCTGGACCTGCTGGGCAAGCATGACGGCCCGGTGACGTACCTGGACCTGCTGTGGGGGGTGATGCCATCCCCTGATCTGCTGGAGGCCATGACGAAGGCCGCCGTACCGGATGACCCCGCCGAGGTTCGCCGGTTCGCCCGTTCGGCCATCATGGCCATGCGGTCCATGCGGGCCCTGCTGCTGGAAGTGGCGGACACCCTGGACGCCCCAGAACAGGCCGCCGCCGCCATGACCCAGAACGGCGCCGAGATTGTGCGGGCCCTGACTGGCGAGCTGAACAGCGGCATGGCCAGCGTGGTGACGGCCAACGGGCAGGCCATGCTGAACGGGCTGCGGCCTGGCATCGGCCTGGCGTTCAACACCACGAACCCGATCGTGGTGGACTTCATCCAGGACAGTGCCGCCCGCATCGCGGACACCGTGGCCACGTCATTCCCGCAGCAGACCGTCCGGCAGCTGCAGGGGATGATTCGCCAGGGGAAGAACCCCGCCGCCGCCGCCCGCCAGCTGGCCACGACCAACGGCACCGAGGAGTGGATGGCCCGCCGGCTGGCCAGGACTGAGGCTAGGTACGCCAGCGCGTTTGCCCAGCAGGAGGGCATGGCGCAGTCCGGCGTGGTGGAGGCCAAGCAATTCCGCCTGTCTTCCAACCCGTGCGACATCTGCCGGGCCGCTGATGATCAGATGGCCAAGCTGAACCCAAGCCGGCAGTTCGCCGTCCGTGAACCGATGTTCCCGAACGGCCTGGAGGTTCCGCTGCCGCCGGCGAAGGACGGCCGGCCGCGGGCCCCGTTCGTCATGAATTACCTGCCCGGCGGCGCCCCAGGCCCGCCGATTCACCCGAATTGCCGATGCACCATGCGCGCGGTGCTGTGACCCAGGAGACGAGACGATGCTGACCGACTACAGCGACAAGGCCCGCCGGCCGTTCGACGTGACGGTGGTACTGGCCGGTGCCCTGCCGAAGCGGATCCGCCTGCACGGGTGCTATGGCCTGGACGACGTGCGGGGCCAGCTGGAGCGCCGCTATGGCGCCGGCGAGCTGTCCACCCAGGGCAAGGCCATCACGTACTACCGTTCCGGCCAGGTGGTTGTCCGGGCCGGGTTGCCTGTCGTCGTTCCCGAGGCCGAAGCCGCGTTTCAGATGCCGCCCGCGGCGCTGGAGGACAAGCCGGACATCGGAGACGCCAACCACGGGGTTGACGGCGGGGCTGACCAGGTGACTGACCTGGAGGCCGACGTGGACCAGGGGGCGCCCGGTGGAGCCTGACCGCCGGCCTGACGGCCGCCCCCAGGGTGGCGCCGAACGAATCGACCAGGAGACGACGACGTGAATACAAAGCTGTGCGAGATGACCCTGGACACGAAGGCCGCCGGCCTGGCCCCGCGGACTGCCGTGGCCCGGATCAGCACCACGTCCGTGGATAGGGACGGGGACGTGCTGCTGCCGTCTGGCCTGGTGGCCGAGGACTACCGCAAGAATCCGGTGGTGCTGCTGGGGCATGACCCTGACCGCATCGTGGGCAAGGCCACGAACCTGCGAACCACGTCGGGGGCCGTGCTGGCCACCGTGGAGTTCGCCAAGCGCCCCGACACCCTGCCGGATCAAGCGGAATGGATGCCCGACACCGTGCTGTCGCTGTTGCAGCAGGGGGTGCTGCGAGCGTTCTCAGTGGGATTCCGCGTGGCGCCCGAGGGCCGGCGAGACGCGACCGCGAAGGACGCCGAGCGGTTCGGGGACAACGCCCGCACGATCATCACGCGGTGGGATCTGATGGAATTCAGCGTGGTGTCCATCCCCGCGAATCAGGACGCGCTGCTGATCGCGGTGAGCAAGGGGTTAGTACCGGACGGTCCGACCGTCCGCGAGCTGGGGCTATCGCCTGACCACCTGCGACCCGCGGCAGCCGTGCGGCATCAGGTCGCCCGTGAGCCGTTCCAGGTGTCGGTGGCGCCACCGTTCCGGGTACGGTGACACCGCGGTGATGCTGCGGCAATTCGACGCGAACGCATGGTGCCGGCGGTCCAGAGTGGGCTGGCCGGACTGGTGGGAGCGGGCGGACCTGACGGTGGCCGGATGATCTGGAAAACATCCGATGATCCGATGGAACGACCTTGTGCAGTCTTTCAAGGCTGCGGGATACACCGGCGGCGCCGACGACCTTGCGTCCGTCAAGAATTGGCTGGCGGCCGAGGGCAGAGATACTGAAACCGTGGTCGCCGGGGATGACACCCTGGTGCTATCTGAGCTGCACGCCCTGCGGGACGGCAAGCCGTTCGACGCCAGCGGCGTGGCGGCCAAGGCCAAGCTGGACGCCCAGGTGGACGACCGCGTGAAGCGTGCGCTTGCCGCGTTCAGTGACCTGAATGGGCACGCCGGCCAGGACAATGCGGTGAGCCGTCCGGACGTGACCGTGGGCAAGGCCCGGCTGACCGACGACCCGCTTGGCGGATACAACCACGCCGGCGAGTACCTGCAGGACGTGGTGAAGGCTGGCACGCGGGGCAGCGACAAGATGCCCAGCGAACGGCTGCAGACCTGGCAAAAGGCGGCGCTCGCCACCTATGGCCAGGAGGCGTCCGGCGCTGATGGCGGGTTTGCTGTCCCCACGGAAATGCGGGAGAGCATCACCAAGCTGGTGGCGTCCGAGGACTCGCTGTTCAGCCGCGCCGATACGCTGCCGATCACCAAGGCCAGCATCGCGTTGCCCGATGACGA